CGAAGAGCATAGCCTCGTCCACCTTCATGCCGATGGCCTCCACGAGGCGCGGCTGGACCGAGCCCCAAATGTCGAAGGACGTGTCGGCCAGGACAGCCTCGGGGATGGGAACGATCACCGCGAGTTCCGCGATGTCGATGAACTTGTTCTCCCACGCCTGGCTGGTGGTCTGCTTGAGGCCAGTGTCACCGTCCACCCAGTAGGCGGTCGGCAGGGCAGCCAGCACCGGGATCCGGCGCTGCTCGCTGGCCATCTGAATGCGGGGGAACCGGCTAAGAGCGACGGACTCCTGCACGGCCAGGTCCCAGACCTCCGAAGAGACCTCCTCGGGGACCAGGGCAGCAACGTCGCCCCGGGTGACAAGATGGTTGGTCTGTGCCATGATTGCTCCTGTGGGTCAGTAGGCTACTGGATGCCCGCCCGACGGCGAATGAGTTCATTCATCGACGGCGGTGCAGCAGGAGCCTCGCGGTTTCCGATGTTGGGCTGGGTGTTAGGACGCTGGACCAAGTTCGGGAACTCGGTCTTCAACTGCTCTACCGCCTCATCCAGACCAGTGACCTCACCATCATCATCAACGGAAAGGTTGTCATGGTCCAGCAGGCGCGCAGACTTCTCGGGGTTGACGATACCGTTCTCAGCCAACTTGGCTCGAACCTGCACCGCCATCAGGCGCTCATTGGCCCGGGTGCGCTCCTCCTGACGGGCCTGCTCTGCGGCCTCCTCACGAATGCGCTCTTCCTCGGTCAACTGCGCCTTGCGCTGTGCCTCCTCCTGCTCCTTCGCACGAGTCCGGTACTTGGCGCTCTCTTCGCGCAGTTCCTTGATGTGCTTCTGCGCCCACTTGGGAAGGGAGTCCATCGAGCGACTGTCCTCGCCGCCCTCCTCTACTCCCTGTCCAGTTCCACCATCATCTCCTCCCGGCGACGACGCCGTAGGGTCCTGCGTGGCTTCAGTCTGAACGGGGTCCTGAGCCTGACTTCCCTGTCCACCCTCTTCAGTAGGCGCGGACTGCTGCGTGCCGGACTGCGGTGCTTCATTAGCCATAACAACCTCCAGGGCTGTGGTCGTGACGAGCGACGCCAGGCCGCTCGGGACGTGCTGCTGTGGTAGGTCTTAGGACTCAATGGAGATCCCTCCCGGGCGCCGCTTCACAGGCTTGTCGGCTCGCTGCTTCTTCTGCCAGTCGTGTACCAGCAGTACCGACTGAAGTTCAGCGAACAGCAAAGCACCTGCGGAGAGGGCTCGGGAGAGACCGCGCAAGAACGTGCGGCCAATGTCCAACTTGAGAGACTGCGAAGGGATGAACTCTTCGTCCTCGTCCTCCTCGATCTCGACCGTGAACTCGGTCTCGGCCCCGCACTCGGGGCACGTGTGAACGTGAGTGTGGCCGCTCATGTAGAGTCCTATCAACGCTTCTTCGGCTTGGACTTCTTCTTCTTGGATGCCACCGGAGCGACATCAGATCGAGAGATCACTGCGGCTCGTCCTCCGTCGTTTGGGTGCGGTCGGGGCGTTGGCTGCGGTCAGAGAGGTTGTCCACTCCGTTCGGGACCGAAGGAAGGCCCAGTTCGGAGGCCTCGTCCATGCTCCAGCCGAAGGCCTGCTTCGCAGCCACCGTCGGAGGCATCCCAGCCTCGACCAGCGTCTTGAACTCCCGGGCCTGGGACTCGTTCGAGTTCACCCGGGCATCGCGCCAGTCGGGCTTGGCCCACTCATTGCTCTCATCGCCCAGCATGGCAGCCATCATGTCCGTCCACGTGTACGAGAAGTTCATGGCAATGTCATGAACCATCTCCGCGAACGGACCCTCGTCACTGCGAATGGCATCGCCCGACGAGTCAGCCCCAGTACCAACCAGAAGATGACGGGGGAGATGGGAGACGGTGAAGAAGTGGCTGATCTCGGACTGGATGGCTGCGTCGTAGTTCTGAAGTTCGGCCGCCTTGAGTTCCAGGACGTTGGTGGGAGACTCTCGATCACCGGGATCGAGGATCAGCGCCGTGCCCGGCTCGGAGGTGGCCTCCTTGGGGTCGATGTCCTGCTGCGTGAGGTAGACGCGCTGTGGGAAGGCGAGCGACTCGCTGGCCACCATCTTGTTGGCCCGCAACTTGTCGATCACGTCCTGGATCGGGATCACATCGTCCAGGCGGGACTCGGAGTGCCAGAGGTCCGGGGCGAAACGCCACACGGGAACCTCATTGAGGGCGTGCTCACCGCCGGGGTCCACCGGATCGTACTCGAAGGAGTTGGCCATGAGGGCCAGGGCGCTGTCGCCCGGCGTCTTGCGCTCCAGTTCGTCGCGCTTCTTCGCCAGGGTCAGATCTCCCACCACGCGGACGATGCGGTCAGGGTAGTAGATCACCCCTCGGACGGTTTCCTTGTCGTCCTGCCACACCTTGACCGCGAACTCCTTCACGTGCGGGCGATCCACCTCGAAGAACAGGTGCGTGGTCCGGGCGTCGTTGAAGGCCGCCTGCATCTGGCCGCTGTCGTCCCGCCAGCCAATGACGTAACTCTCACCAGCCACCATCGCGTGCTTGTAGATCCGCTTCTGCTCGCGGTCGAGGCGCAGATCGCGCCAGGCCTGATCGTACTCGTCCTTCTCCCAGGACTCGATCCAGAGACGGTTGAGCGGCGCATTCACAGCCAGTCGGCAGAGGTTCAGCGAGAACTGGTCTCCCAGCCCCTTGAACATCTTGGCCAGCGCCTCGTTGAGCCAAACCGGACCCTGGTTCCCCTCGTAGTATTCCCACCGCCGGTTGATCGAGGGGTTCTTGTACTTGAGCGCGTCAAGCCCTGCCTGAAGGTTGACGGTATCGGTCTCGGAGAGTGGCATCAGCGTCTCCTGTTCGTTACTTGACCTTGATCGTCCCAACGCGAGACATCTCTAATGTCTCCCCGTTGATGACGAAGACGTTGTAGTAAGCGGGCCGCAGTGAGGGGCATCGTGTCTGGAGGTACTGAACCCCGTGGGCCCGGTCCAGGAAAGCCGACTTGGGAGCAAGTTCACCGATCTGGATGCGGTGTTGGCGAAGGCTCGATCCATCGTACTGAACCTTCACCCACTCGCCCGGGCGCACGCTCTTGGACTCCAAGCGCATCAGTTGACCTCCAGCACCGCCCGCGCGCTCCACGATCCACTGATCGACCGTCCCAATGGCCACCCAGAGTTGGTAGTCTCCAGGACCATCATGCTCTAGGTCAGCGGGACGCTCTCCGTTCTCTGGGCCCACAGTCACGGACAACTCTGTGGCTCCGCGACCGAGGTTAGGATCATCGGGGCCGATCAAATCTGCCGAGATCCAAGAACCCGGTCGAGTGTCGGGATCTGCGGGGTTCATCGCCACCAGGTAGTCGGTCAGGTCGTCGGGTCCCCCGTAGTTGAAGGACACAGGAAACCTCACTGCCTTTGTGCTCTCTCGCTCCAGGGACACACTCATTGAACGTCTCCTACGATCACGGATGGGATGACTTCGGTAGCATCAACCGACACCTGGCTGATCTTTTCTGCGCCGCTCAGCGAAGCAGCCCCTGCGACTTGACCTGTCGCCACATCAACCGCTCGGAAGTCTTGCCCCTCGCCAGAAGTGACAGGGGCCCACGACTCTATTGGCGAGATGATGAACTGGTCTTCGGGACCGTCAACGACAAACCTGACCAGACGAACGCCTTCAAGGTCTACAATGAAGCGCCCACCAGATCGAAGCACTGTTGGAATGCCGCTGACAGAGAAACCGAAGCGAGGAAGCCAAAGACCCTCGGCAGTCAAACGGAGCGCGGCGGTCTCAAAGAACCCGAGTCGGGCTCGGAACGACCCGTCACTGAAAACGGAAGTCACCGAGCCGCTTTGCCCAAAGGCGAACACCATCTCTATCTCAGAGATGAATGTGCCGGATGCAAGAACGACGGTCACATCACCTGAAGATGCAAACCCGAACCGGGGGACAACCAAGCCTGATGGAACGGCTTGTGTCGCAAATCCTCTGTTCCCGAATCCAGCGATCAGTTCGTAGAGCCCCGAAGCAGCAACTTCATAAAAGCCCTCAACTTTCCCCACAAGCGGAATCTGGGGGGAGAACGCACCCCGAGCGTCAATGCGGACGACTTGACCATCAGCATTGAACTCTAGGACCGGGCCCGGTTCTTCTTCTTCTTCGACCTCGATGAAGTTTGAATCGGACCACTCAGTTGTGAAGTTGAGTTCTGTGAGACGCGCTCGGGCCTGAACCTCGTACACTCCGGGTTCAAGGTTCTGTATAACATGGTCCGGCCCGTCCAGATCCTCGATCTCTATCCACGGAATCTCGGGCTCGGGTTGCTCTACGCCCGTAAACAAGACTCTGTTGTTGCTGCCTTCCGGCAAGTTGGAGATCTGGCCTTCGGAAGATCTGTCAATGAGTTCCTGCTTGACTTGCTCGTTTGTGTATTCTGGGTGCTGCTCCCAGATGAGCAGTGCCACGCCAGCAGCCAACGGGGCAGCCAACGACGACCCGCCGGTCACTTCGTAGTCGGTATCGGATTCGCTGCTGGCCGCCAGAACCGTATCGCTCGGCGCATAAACGGCAACGCCTGAGCCGTGCGTAGTTCCCGCCTCGCCTGAAGGATCGTCGGGGTCGGGGGGAACTCGAATCTGGTCTTGATTGTCGAGGAGCCCAACATTGAGCACGTTCTCATTCATCTGGGGCCAGGTGGTGGGCCCGTCCTGATACGTGTTGCCTGCGGCGGCAACAAAGAGGGCTCCCCCGTCTATTAGCGATTGTGCCGCCTCGCCGACCTCTACTTCTTCTGAAGGAAACCCCACACTGGCGTTGACAACGATGCCAGTGGGCGAGCCTCCCTCAATCCAGGTCTCCAAAGCCATCTCACAAGAAGCAATGAAGTCAGACTCTGGCACCGCTTGGTACGAGATGACCCCGGCCTCGAAAGCGGGACCTAAATCTTTGCCGCTCATAAAAGAGGCCACTGCTGTGCCGTGGTTCGGATTAGGCCCACTCGTGTCCCCGCCAGGCGCACCGGGCATGGCCCGGTAGATGTCGTCTCCCTCCACGTAAAACTGCTCGTGTGTGGCTCGAACGCCTCCGTCAAGAACGATGCCGATCGTATCTACGCCGTTGGCCGAATAGCGATACGTTCCATCGAGCGGGAGTTCCGGCTGAGAGATCCTATCCAGATGCTCCGCAGCATCTTCTCGAACCTGGACCCCATCCATGAACATTCCGGGATGGTCGTCATGATCTTACCTCCAGGGCGCGCTCGCGCTAGATGTAGGAAACCTTCTTGAAGGGCTTGGGCTGTCGCTTGGTCAGGATGACCTCTGTGAGGCCCCACACCAGCGCATCGGCCCGATCAGGGGAGTCCTCGAACTCCTCATCGGGGGTGAAACGGCTCATCTGGTCCTCCAACTGGGGGAACATGCCCAGATGCCAGACCCGGCCTTGCTCATAGAGCGCCGACACGGGCTCTGCGCGCTTGATCTTGCCTCGTGTGGCCCTCACGGCCTTGAATGGGACGTTCGGATCGACGGTTTGGATGACTTTCTGGACCAGATCCCCGCCGTTGTTGACCTCAGCGACCACTCGGTCGGCTTGAAAGTCATTGTAGGCTCGAACGACGGCCTTGCCCCACTCGTCGGAGGTGCCGTGGACCGACACATCAGCGATCACGAAGCCCTGGTTGTTCACATCGACGCCCACGACCACGATCCCGGTCTCATCGGCGTCCTCGGAGTTCGAGACAGCGGGGTCAACGGCCACCACGGTGCGCTTCATCTTGGGCGGACGGCCCATGTCGCTGTTCCAACGCTGCTGCTCGATGAGATCTCGCGGCCACAACGCCCCCGGAACGTCGTCAAGGATCTCGGCGTAGATCTCCTGACGCCCAACGCGGGTGCCAGCGAACTGCTCCTCGATGCTCTTGATGAAGTCAGGGGCCAGATTGTTGCGGTTCTCGTAGGTCGAGCCTGTCGTGACGACCGTGGCGGGGTCTGATGCTATTCGTCGGACCAACTTCAAGGGCCGTGGAGTCGTCGTGATGAGCGCTTGGGGCCTCTTTCCCAGCCGCAGGCCCAGTCCCAACTGGATCCAGGCGTTGTAGGGGTCGCTCAGGTGGTCCCAGGCGGCCATCTCATCGCACCAGGCGGCCTCGAACTGCGGCCCACGGAGTCGATCCGGCTCTGTCGCGGGGTAGCACAGGATCACTGCGCCGTTGGGAAACTCCAACTTGTTCTTCGATGGCCACCATTCCGGCTGCCAGTCGGGGGGAAAGACCCTCAGCAGGCCACTTTCCCCCTCCACCATCACGTCTCGCACGTCCTGCGAGGTGGGGGCGATGGCAGCCGCCCGGCGCACTCCCTCGTGCATGATCTTCTTCTTCAGCCATTCGGCCCCGGTTCGGGTCTTTCCAAACCCTCGACCGGCCAAGATCAGCCAGTTGCGCCATTCTCCCTCGGGCGGCTGCTGCTTGGGGCGTCCCCAAAAGCCCCAATCCCACTTCATCGCCTCCAGATCCTCGGCCGACATTCCTTGGAGCAGGCGGTCCTTCTCGCGCTGGGGAAGTCGAGCGAAGCGCTCTGCGCGGCTTTGGTCCATGCTCTGCTCCTCGGTCGGTCAGTAGTCCTCGGGAACCTCGTCAGCAGGCTCGGGCTCCTCGCCCAGGTGACCCTCCTCCTTCAGCCAACCCGCCAGGAACGATCCCACGGTGGCGGTGAGGCCCACGGCGATGAGTTCAGCGAACTCTGTGCCCGTGTCGATGCCCACGGACGCCAGCGCAGCGACCACCAGCCCGCCCAGCAGGGCGCCAATGGTGCTGGCCACGACCTTCTTCGTCGGCTTGCCGGTTGCCTGCTTGGCCATGTTGCCTCCTACTCGCTCGCGTCTCGGGTGGTGCCGGTGTCGGACTCGATGCGGTCGGCCACGGCGCCAGCGGTGCGGTGGCGGTCCCGACCAGCGATGTCGAACACCTCGTCGTGGTGGGTCAGTCGCAGGTCGTCCACGTCCTGTCCCGCAACCGCGCCGACTCGGACGATGTGCTTGACGGCCAGGCCATCAGTCTGCTCGGCAGCGGCGTCGTAGCCGTGGGCGTCAAGGTATCGCCATCCGTAGAAGCGTCCCAGGACGCGAGCCATGCCCTCGTCCACGGGGTTGTTGGCGGTCACGGCCACGTGCAGGTCCCAGTCGGGGTTCTTGGTCTGCTCCACGGCTGCCTCCAGTGCCTCTCGAACTCGTGGCCCCACGCGAATGCTGCTGGGGCTGATGCGGTCGCCGCTGTGGCTGTGCCAGAAGTCGCTGGCTGCCTTGGCCGTCGCGGGGCCGAAGATCCCGTCAGCGGAGCCCGGGGAGAACCCAGCCTTGGCCAACTTGCGCTGGAGCGTCTTGACATCATCGCCACGGAGCATCGGACTCTCCAGCGACAGGACCCGGCTCTGCGAGGGCGCGGTGGCCGTGGAGCCTGACACGCTTGGCATCCCGTTGCTGACCCAGCCGCGAAGGCCGTCGCCGGGGCAGGAGGTGCTGTTGCCGGGCACGTCGCCGTGGCCCACGATCCGCGAGAGCGGCAGGTTGCCCTCGGTGCGAGCCCAGCGGTAAAGACCACGCAGCGCACGCTGGGCCTCGGGCGTCAGGTGCTGGCCGCTGTCGCCCATGTAGGCCACGCCCAGGCCATTCTGATTGGCACCGGGGGCGTGGGCACCGGAGCGATAGCGTCCGCGTCCCACGTAGACGTTGCCAAACCGATCCACGCCGTAGTTGTATCCGATGTCGGCCCAACCGCGCTGGTTGACGTGGAAGTTGCGAATGTTTCTCCACCAGCGTCGGTTGTCGGTGTGCCCGAGCGCATTGCCCGTGGTGTGATGAACCACGTACTGCGTCACTGAACTCAACCCACGACGCGAACCACCAGGCGAAGATGGAAGATCACAATCAGAACGACTGTAGACCCTCCCGGGGATGAAATCACTCAGAGCCATCGCCAAGTTCCTTTTGGTCGATTTGACTTTCGTCCAAGTCGAGCACATCAAGCGCAGCGAATAGTTCCTCGCGCTTTTGTGATAGTTCGATGGGGCCACCATCCTTGCCAGTGTGCTCAACCGCAACCTTGGGGTTCCATCGGTCGGGGAAGCGCATCTTCAGGAACTCGGCAGCGGCCCGCCAGTCCGTGTCGAAGTGGCTC